AAGGTAGTGCAGATATGGCAAACTATTTAATTAGTAATGCTAAATCTCAAAACGCTACAATTATAGGTTGTTATTTAGATAACTTAGCATTCCAAGATGGAATCGATTTTAAAGCTGATATTAGAGTAGCCATTTTAAAAGAAGGAAAAGAAATTTTAGATGGTTATTCACTCAAACTATATTCAACAAAATCTGTTGGATTAGCAAATACAACCGCTAAAGGATTATGTAACCACTTAGGTGGTAAGAAAGCTGCAGAAGAATTCGACAGAATTTCTCATAATAATGTAGAATTAAATCTCATGATCCAAAAGGCAAACGCCCTTAACAAAATCAAACAAGATCATAAGCAGCATTTACGTGGAGATGCAAATGCTACAAATAGATTAAAATCATTACGTGGTCTTACAGATGAACAAATTGAAAAGTTAGATCAAAAACAAATTGAAGCAGAGAGAAGATTAGCAAGAGAGCCAATCAATCCAAAAGTTGCAGCAATTGTATATGATGTTCTAAAACCAATTTCACAAACTCCAGAGTTTGCAGAAAAAATATTAGACATTATGGGTTTCAATGATAAAGAAACAAAGATGCTTATGGCTATTACAACTGAAAAGAAAAGCCAAATTATCGCTAAGCATCCAGAACTAGATATGAATAATATAACTCTCGAAGATCCTAAAGGTCGTGTAACATTAAATTTAAAAGGACCAACAGGAAAAACAATTGTTACATTCGGAGTTAAAGAAGGTGAAAAAAGAGCAGTAAGTGGTCAAGTATCATTTGCTGGAATAGACCCAGAAAATTATGACGAGTATTTAAAATGAGATCATTTAAAAATTACGTACCATTAACAGAATCAAAAAATACTCATATGACACACATTGAGGATTTAATTCTTGATGGTGGAGTTAAGGGGGCGCGCCAAGCTATCATCGCACTCAGGTCGTTGCGAGATATGTTACAAGGTAACGCAAAATCTGCAGTAGACGTTACAGTCAAGTGGGACGGCGCCCCCGCCGTTTTCGCAGGAGAGGATCCAGAAACTGGAGAATTCTTCGTTGCAAAAAAAGGAATCTTTGCAAAGAATCCTAAAATTTATAAATCACACGCAGATATAGATGCAGATACAAGTGGAGATTTATCTAAAAAACTAAAGTTAGCTTTTGACAATTTAAAAGATTTAGGTATCAAAGGCGTGATTCAAGGCGACTTTATGTTTGACTCATCAGATCTAAAAAAGGAGAAGATTAATGGAGTTAGTCATATTGTGTTTCATCCTAACACTATCGCTTATGCAGTACCTGATGACAGTTCTCTCGCTAAGGAGATTAGATCAGCTAAGATCGGAATTGTTTGGCATACTACATACTCTGGAGCAACATTCGAAACGATGAAAGCAGAGTTTGGTAGAGAGATTGTACCTAAATTAAAAAAATCAAAAAGCGTTTGGATGCAAGATGCTACTTTACCAGATTTATCAGGTACAGTAACTTTAACTCGTTCTGAAACAGATTTAATTAATAAGAAACTATCAGCTGCAGGTAAAGTATTTAAACAAATTGCTTCAAGTACACTAAAAGAAATTGAATCTAATAAAGAATTAAATGGATTAATTAATATTTACAATAATACAAAAGTAAGAGAAGGGCAAAGAATTACAGATACTAAAAAACATGCAATTGGTTTGATTATGTGGGTTAATGCTCGATATCAAAAAGAAATTGATAAAAGAAGTAGTCAAGCTGGAAAAGATATACAAATTGCAAAAAGAGACGATATTTTAAAGTTTTTTGATAAAAATAATCTAAAAAACTTAGAAAAAGTATTCGAATTACAAAATTATGTGATCGATAGCAAATTAATTATTATAAATAAACTAAACAAGCTTTCAAAAATAGGAACGTTTGTTAAAACTAAGTCCGGATTTAAGGTAACCAACCCCGAAGGTTTTGTTGCCATAGATCGTATGGAAGGTGGAGCAGTTAAGCTTGTTGATAGAATGGAATTTTCTACCAACAATTTTAGCAAAGATATTATTAAAGGTTGGGATAATCCTAACTAATGGGTAACCGAGGATTAAATGAAAACATTTCAACAATTCGAAAAAGAGAACTCTGAGTCGCCAGATTTATCTGAAGCGATGACGATGGCTCAACGAATGAAAATGAAACAAGCATTTAAGCGCAATCGTGCTAAAATCATGTTAGGCCGAAAAAAGGCTGCAAAAAAACTCGCTTCCCCTGAAAAACTTAAGTTAAGAGCTAATAAACAAGCTCGAGAAATTCTTATCAAAAAAATATTAAAAGATAAGGATAAAGCTGATTTATCATTCTCTGGAAGGCAAGCTTTAGAAAAGAAAATAGATAAAAAGAAAGCTGCAATTGCTAAAATAGCTAAAAAGCTATTGCCAGGAATTAAATTAAAAGATAGAGAAAAACTTAAGAAAAATAGTAATGCTCCGATGGGACAGGGATAAGTGAGAAATGAAATTAAGAAGTTTTAGTCAATACGTAACAGAAGAACGAAAAGAAATGTATTTCGTGTTCGGTAGGTTTAATCCGCCTACTATTGGCCATGAAAAGCTTTTTGATGTTTTAAAGAAAAAGGCTGGTTCAGCTAATATTAGAATATACGCATCACAATCTCAAGATCCTAAAAAGAATCCTCTTAAATTTAAAGATAAAGTAAAATTCTTAAGAAAGATGTTTCCAAAATATGCACGTAGTGTTATGGCAGACAGCGATGTTAGAACTGTATTAGATATCGCAGTAAAACTTTATGAACAAGGTTATACAAGAATCGTAATGGTTGCTGGTTCTGATAGAATTAAAGAATTTAATAATCTACTAAAAAGATATAATGATGTAAAATCAAGACATGGCTATTATAATTTTGAAGATGGAATCAATGTAATTTCTGCGGGAGATAGAGATCCTGATAATGACGATGTATCAGGAATGAGTGCTTCAAAAATGAGAGCTGCTGCAGCTGCAGGAGATATTCAAACATTTTCAAACGGAGTTCCCGAAATGCCTGGAGGTTCTCAATTAGATTTATACTATGCAGTTCGAAAGGGTATGGGTCTTAAGAAAGAATCAGTAAAGCATATTGATTTACCTAAAGTTTCGAATCAAAGAGAAGCATACGTAAAAGGCACATTATACAATATCGGGGACAAAGTAAAATTAAAAGAATCTTCTAACGAAGGAACAATTACTAAATTAGGGACAAACTTTTTAGTAGTAGAATTTGGAGATTGGAAGAAAAGAGTTTGGATTGATGAGGTCGAATTAGTAGAGCAAGGTGGAGCAGGAGAAATAGGAACTAAAAAATTATTAGATAGATATCGTAAAGATACTCCATACGCAGAAGCTCAAGATCCAGATATTAAAGACAAAAAAGGAACTCAACCTAAAGCATATTATGCAAAAGACGCTAAAGGTAAAGAGATGTCCAAATCAACAAAATCAAAAAGAGATGCACACTTTAAAAAAGGCGCTAAAATGGATGATGATAATCCAGCAGCATATAAGCCTGCACCTGGTGATGCAACTGCAAAAACTAAGCCATCAAAGCATACTAAAAAATATCAACAAATGTTTGGAGAAAATACCCTCACATTTGAAGATTTTCAAGTTGAAGATACAAATGCTGCATTAAAGAAAAAAGCAGAAAAAACTGGTATGCCAATTGGTATATTAAAGAAAGTATTTGATAGAGGAGTTGCTGCATGGAGAACAGGACACAGACCTGGAACAACTGCAATTCAGTGGGGATTAGCGAGAGTTAATTCATTTGTAACAAAATCAAAAGGAACATGGGGCGGGGCTGATAAAGACCTTGCTGCTAAAGTAAGGGGAAGTTAATGAAACAGTTTAAAGAATTGAGAAATCAAGTACAAGAAAAATACTCCGCTGGGAAGTTAAATTATGCTCAAGACTCAGATCTTGCTCAAAAGAATATGGCAAGACTTGCAAAGCAAGAAAAAGGACAAGAGAAGAAAGACTATATGGCAGTTGCTCGAGCATTAAATCAAGGTAATCTTGGTGCAGTTAAGAAAATAATTAAAGGTATGAGTACTGATGAAGTTAAAGCAGATATTTTATATGTACTTGTAGGTTATAACAACTTAATTGCTAAGATGTATCCTAAAGCAGTAGATGCTAAAGGTAAACTTAAAACTCCTATGAGTGTATCTAAGATGATTAAAGATGATGTTAATGAAGGTACATATATGATCACTGTGCGAAAGGGTGGTCCTGGTGGAAAAGATCTAAACGTAAAAGTTAAAGGTAAAGATAAAAACGACGCAGTAACACAGTGGCGTAAGAAGAATAAAAAATATAAGAATGATGAAGTTGAGGTAAGTGAATCTGATGCAAATTGGGCTAAGTCATTAGAAAA